GGATAAGTCGCCAAAAGGGTGACATTTTGGATGTATTGGTAATTAATCCTTCTGCGGTCACTAACTCGTTAAATTTAGTATTAACTTCTTCCTCGGTGATTGGCATTCCGCTTTCTGTTAATGCTTTTTCGTAATCAACCTGCGGTTTCGTCGTCATAATTTACGCTTGCCTCCACCTTACCGAAATCATACGTCTCTGCCGTTACCCACAACCGCCTTAACGTTTCCTCGCTAATAACCACCGCCCCCGGAATAATTCGCTCATCATCTTCCAGCAGCAAAACAATTTGCATAATGACGTCAGCGCGTAAGGTTGGACTCCTTTCCGCCACCAATTGCGTGACCAATCCACTTTCCAGAATAGCGTGAACACAATCTTGCCCTACGCTTACCCGGTTATGACATAAAACCGGCTCCCGTCCTGTATTTAGCGAGAAATCACCATTCTCTATTAGCAAGTCAATATAAAGAAGTTCGCTCATTAGCTTAATTCCTGCCATTCCATTAGCTGCTCAGGCGTCATACCCTGCTTAACGTTAATATGGACATTCTCAATATTTTTACGGTTATCGGTCATTGTCCGCGTGTTGTTGTTAATTTCCTTATTTATCCCGCCGGGGCCAATCCCTTTTAATTTACCGCCACTGAGTAACGTACTCGGCGCTGGCGGAGGCGGTGCGCTTTTATCAGTCTGCACCTGGGCCAACACCTGCACGTGTTGCGGCGGAGGCTGCGGCACCTTGACCGACGGCACGACTGGCGCGGGCGTTGCCGCCGTTCCCTGCATTGCTCTGGGCATCACAATGGGATCGCGCACATCCTCAATCAGGGTTTTCCGCGCGCTTCCTGCCGGCATGAGTGCGGGCGCTGGCTGCGGTACGGCCACCGATGCCAAGCCGGTGGGCAACGCCCCCGGATCAATCGCTGGCAGTTTCACCGGCTGCGCGCCTGGCATTCCCTGGGGTTCGGTTACCGTAGGCACCACATCCACATGCATGGGGTCAATGTTGACGCCTGGCAGCATGTTTATCTTGTCGATGATCCAGTTGTAGGTATCGGCAAACGCTGAACGAAACACGCCCCACAGCTTGGTAAACACCCCCGTCACCACGCTGCCAATCTTCATAAATGACTCGATAGGCGACGAGGGATCAAACGCGGCCACCACGTCCAGCCAGCCTTGTTTTACGATGCCGAATGCGTCAAACAAATGGCCCACCGTTTTAATCACCAGTTCAAACGGCGACAGCAGCAGGCCAATTGCGGCAGCAACAATCTGACCACATGCCTGACCGGCACTTGTCACACCTTCCAGCTCCGCCGCCGTGCTCTGGACGGGCGTTAATAGGCTAACGAACCAGCCAAACAGCGTTTTAATGGCATCCCAAACCCCAGAGGCCGCCCGCTTCACCAGATCAAATGCGCCAGCAAAAGGCGATAACGCGCCAGCAGCCTCTTTAAAGCCGGCAATAAACCCGGACACAAACGCCTTGATTGGCTCCCAGAACACCCACACCGCCGCCACTACCGCAGCGATAGCCGCCACAACAAGCGCGATTGGCCAGGCCATCAACAGGAACGACAGCGCACCGGCGCGGGCGGCCATCGACGCAGCCAGCAGGCCCGCGCGCAGCATCCCCAAGCCACGGTTAAACACCGTAGTGGCTGCACCACCGGCCAGCATGGCCAAGCGATTCAGGCCCAGCAGCTTGGCCACCGGCCCCAACAGACTGCGCAGGCCCAACATCAAGAACATATGAACGCCGATCGCCAGGTTCGCTATCGCCCCCGCCGCCGCCAGGCTCAGAAACGCCAGTACCGCCAGGCCAATGGCCCGCGCCAGATTGGGGAACATCTTCAACCAACGCACCAGGGTTTGCCCTGCGTCCGCCATTTTGTTAATCAGCGGATAGAGCACCGGCAACAGCGTTAAGCCCATTGCCGCCCGAATGGAATACCAGATCGCGGTAAGGCGTTCCCACGGGTTTGCCATGCGTTGCGCCATTTCCGTGGCGCGCTTCATCCCGTCGCTGCTGCCCAGCTCGTTAATGTGCTTTTTCAGCACGTCAACATTGCCATAAAGCTGTTTGATCACATTGGCCCCATCGCCAAAGGCTTTATCTAACTCAGCTTGCGCCTTGAGGTTCCCCTCAATACTGGCCCCATAACGGGCCTGTAGCTTCTCCAGCATTTCAGGCATGGTCAGCATCTGCCCGGAGGCGTTAACAAAGCTCAACCCCAGTTGTTTGGCCCCTTCCGCCGCACCTTTATAGAAGGTTTCATAACTGCCGCTGGCCTCGGTGCCCAGCGTCTTTTCCAACTGCCCCAGCACGGCAAATTGTTCATCCATCCCTACGCCGTAGTTAGAACCAACGCCCTTGGCTCCTTCCATCAGGTCAGAAATCGTCGCCATGCTGGTGCCAAACGCCTGGGCCATATAGGCGGTTTTACCGGCTAGCTGTTCGGCAAAATCTACGCGGCCCACTTTTTCGGCATAGCTATCAAACTTGTTGTACATGCTTCCCATGTACTCCGCCGCCTCCCCGGCGCTGGCTTTCACCGCAGCGGCCAGGGTGTTGGTAGCAATGGCAAATTTGGGCAACTCGTCGTTGGTCAATAACCCCACCTGCGAGCGGATAGCTTCGGTAGAGCCGATAAACTCCACGGCGGATTTACCGTATTTGGCACTGAACGCCAGCGCATCCCCGGCCACCTTCTGCAAGGTGCTATCATCAATCCCTTTCGTGGCCGCCGCGTTCAGCGCGTCGGTGATCTCGATCGCCGGGCCTAACGCGCCCTTAATCGACAACCCGACACCCACCAACCCGGCCCCACCCACGGCAATCTTGCCAAAGGCCGCCTGTGATTTCTCCGCAAAGCCGGTAACCGATGCCTGGGCCTGTTTTAGGGGCCGTGTCAGTTTATCGATCAGGCTCAGGGTAAAATCTAGCTGTCTCATTATTCGCCTTTAAATGCCAAAGAAATGCCGTTTGCGGTGGCCACGCGCATATTTTCCCAATGCCGGTTATCCAGCCAAATGGCGCGGGCTAAATTTTCAGAGCTATCATTTTCAGCCGGCAGGTAATAACGCCGCAGCGTTAACGCCTGCTCGATGAAATTATTATCAATAGCCCGCAGCCGATTTGTTAGTTTTTTACTTCAATGTCCAGCTTCGGCGCATATTTCGCGTTGACCGCTTCCGCAATTTGCAGCGCAGCACCGGGCAATTTAAGTAATTCATCCAGAGCGGCTTTGCTTTCCGCCGCCACAACACGGCGCAAATAGGTGACATGCGGCGCTACTTTATTATCCATCGCCATATCATTAATCAGGCTATTATAGGCCGTGGTGTTTGGCTCAAACGCCACATCTTTACCCTGGATGGTTAAAACGATTTTGGTTTCTTCTTTGCTCATGGTGTTAATTCCTTACGTAGGTTAATTTCATCAACTAATTGGTTATGCCGTGCGGCGCACAGCGGATAAATATCTAAATAAACTAATAGCGGCTCGCCAATGTCTTTACCTGTCACCCCGTTTAGCCTGGGTAATGCCTCCTGGCATTTAACGAGTAAACTTTCCTGAAATGGCACGTTCGGCTTTATTGGCGGCGTCGTTATACATCCTGACAAACTCGTCAGACACGCACACGTGAGTAAATACCGGCTTAACCATTTCAGTGCGGATCTCTTTCGGTTGAGCGTCACGCAATGCCTCCAACTTGCTTTCCAACTGCCGGCCTGACTCACTGGCCACCGCTTCCGCCGCCTGGCGGGATAACTCGCCAGCGCGTTGGGCGGCCTGGTTAACGGCCAATTCCAGGCTATCCCGGTGCCAACCACTGGCCTGCCAACCGCCGGCAAAACAGGCCACCAGGGCCAGCAGGCCCAACCATGCCCCCTTGTCCATCAACGTACCCCGTTATGCGCCAGGCTAAAGTGGTTGCCATCTGGGCGGCTGTTGAAACGCCCGCCCCAGGCACCGCCCAGGCTTTCCCAATATTCCCCCAACGGCAAATAAGCCTCGGTTTTGGTCTGGTATTCACCATTAATAAACAGGTTGAAATCCACCGCCAGGCGCTGCGTATGCAGGCTGTTAGCGATACCCGCGCCGGTTTTAGCATTGCGCGCCGCTTGCTCAGGGGTGCGGTAGGCTTCGCCAAAGGTCAGCCGGTAGCCTCGCTCGTCTGCCCAATAAATCAGTTGGGCGATCATCACGGTAAATACCTGCTGTTTCTCACTCAGAGTCATACTTTCCCTTCCCTTTCAAAAGATTACTCCCCTTACGGCGTAACCACAGCTCAACAGCCTGGTGGCCAGCGATACCCAACGCGGCCCCTAATCCCACTATCGCCAGCGGTGATAACCCCGGCACCCAGATAAGCACGGCCCCCGCTGCCATCGAGGTAGCCGATCCCAGCACAATGCGCCCGACAAACAACCGCAGGGTAATGGGTTCCTGGCTGCTCAGGACTTGCCCCACCGCGATCACCGCCCCCAACATCAACAACCAGAGAATGTTTTTCTCATGCTCCTGCATCTCATTTCCTTACCCGATCAGGTTCTGCGTAACTTCCGATTCCAGGTAAGGAATGCCGCCCAGGCGCACAAAATCGGGGTCGGTCACCACAAACTTAATCTTGTGCGTCATGATGCTGCCGCCCTTGGGATCAACATCCAGAATGTCACTCAAAATCAACTTGCAGCCGAACGCCTCCACCTTCAGCTCCTCCCCGCCCGCTTTGGCGTACCACATCAGATCAATCGGCGGGATACCGCGCCAACTGCCAGCAGCCTGCGCCCTGGCTTTGACCTGCGCCAGGGATTTGGTGCTTAGTTCCATTTCCCCCTCGGCGGCCACATCACCGGCCACCCAACCATCAGGCACCCCCTGGGTTTGGGCCGCTGCGGTGTTGTCGGTAATGCTCAGGCTCACTTTTTCCGCATGGACTAAATCACCGTCCATATTGAAATCAACCGACTGGCCAGAAATCCTTTTTGTCATGCTGCGCCCTCCAGCGAGTTATCCAACATCAGGCTTACCGCGATGCCTTTCGGGCATTCGTAAGTACGGATCACCAGGTAAATCTCCACTTTGGTGGAGGTGCGCCAGGTAATTTGCACATCACCATCCAGCGGCGCTTTAACTTCGCCAGGGAACGTGACGCCGTTAATCTGCGTACTGCGCGCCATTTCTCGCAACGTCTTGGCAAAATACTGTTGATGCGCGGCCAGGCTGGTCGGGGTGCTGTTGAGTGAGCGATCGGCAATCTTGGCAATCGCCTGGAGCCGCACACGCCGCGCCACCTTATCCACCACACGCAGGCTTTCCACCGCCTGGAAATCACCCCCCTCAACATCCAGGGTTCGCCCGTCTGACCAATACAAGCCGTCAAAGTCGGGATACCACATCGGCACACTAAAGCGGTTTGCTTCCAATGCCTGGAGCGTTGCCAGCGCCAACACCTCCCCGGAACCGTCCACCGGTGTGGCTGTGCTGCCCATTTCGACCAACGCCCCAGTGGCCACACGGGCCGGACTATCGGCAATCGTCACGGCGCGGTTACACAGACGGCCCGCCAAAACACCCGGCTCATTGCCCCACAGACGGGGCACCAACTGAATGGCTGGTTCGGCGACACCTTTTTGCAGGTCGTTGATGCGGCCCACATACTCGGCCCAACCTTCACCCTTTTGCAGTGACTCTACCGACAGAATGAACCACTGCCAGCGGCCAAACTTGGCGATAATCTCCGCCCGCAGGCTCTGCGCCTGTTTGACTACATCAAGCGTGGCTGGCACCAAGTTCACGATGCCCTCTACACTTGCCACACGCTGCGCGGCCAGTACCGCCGCCGGCCAGTTCTTGGCGGCATCGGCTTCCGCCAGCACATGCACATAGGCAAACCAGTTTTGCCCGGCGTTCAACATGGCGGCCTTGAGGTTGCTTTTCAGTACCGAATCCGCCGCCCCCAACAGCACATCCAGATCGGTTTGCGTGTTCACTGGCACCGTTTTGCCAATGTTGGCTTTGCCGGCACCAACAAACAGCAACACGCGCTCAATCTCTTTGGTTTCGCCCTGGTGCCGATTTACCTGGTTAACCTGAATAGTTGGCCAACTCATCGTATTCCCTTCATATCCTGCGCTTTCACCTGTCACCCAAACCCAATGGCCTGGAGTTGACGCGCCAACGCTTTGTTAAAATCTTCATCACTCATGCCCAGGAACGGGCGGGCCGGCAAATCCACCGTCCAGGCCGTCTTGGCCGCCTTGCCGCTCAGCTTGCGGATCAGCAAACCGGCCTGCGCGAATGACATATGTCCTGCAATCTCTTTCAGTGGTGGTTTACGCCACCGCTTGCCCCGCTTTACCTGGTAGCCCAAGGCCCGCAATTTTTTAGCCTGGTGCAACGTCGCCTTGCGATCGGGGTCGCTTGTCCTGCTGGCCACCTGCTGGCGCTTAACGGAAACCCGCATCCCTTCCGATTGTGCATACCCCACCACACCCGCAGGTACGCCCTTGTTACCGTTGCGATAACCACCGCCCTGGAGGTAAAGCCGCACTGCCTCAATCTCTGGCATTTCGCGGATATGCAGCAAATTAGGCATATTGCGCAGCATCTTGCCGCGCCGCCGGGTTTTACGCGCCGCCCAGGGGGTGCCATCCGGCTGCTGCTGATTGCGCACGTTGCGCTTAGCCGCAGCGATAACGCCATACTTGGCCATGCGCCATAACAACCGCTGGCGCTTGGCCTTGGGTAACTCCAGCTTGGCCAACTCCTGGCGCAGTTCCCGCAACTGCTGGCGACTCAGTTCGCCATTGATGATCACGACGCTTTACCGATTGGCGCGCCGGTGCTGTCCACGCCATAAACACGCCCTTCCAGGGCCCACCAAATTTCCGGATCGTCCAACCGCCAGCGCTTCCCATCAAAGGGGATAACCCCCTGCTCATCCTCTTTCAGCGTGAGCGGCTCCACCATCTTGATAACGACTTCCACCAACGCGGTTTTATCATCCGTCACCACAATGGCCAGCTCCGGCATCGAGAGTTCAAACCCTTGCTCAATCAGTCCCTGATCGGCGTTCTCTATCAACCAGGCCAACAGCAGCGCGCACAGGTTGCGCGGGTCAAACTGGCGATAAGGAAAACGCCCCCAGGACAACACCGCCTCATACTCCATCACCGCCAACTGATACTGACCTAGGCCCATATCCTTTTGAGCAGGAATAAAACTCAACTCCTCCATATCGCTGTTAAATTCGAGGTTGGCCACGCGCCGCGGTAAATTGGCCTGAAGGAACGCAGTCAACGTCTCTAACTTGCTCATACCAACCGCGCGGATGAACGCCGCGCCCCCTGCATATTGCGCAGCACGGTGGCCGCTTCGGCCAACAGCCGGCTGCGGGTTTCCGGGTTCTCCTGCCCGGCGTTGGGCGCCCGGCTAAATTGCGTCGAGTATTCCCCCAATAAATCCGCCTTGGCCCTGGCAAACACGGCCTTTTCGTACTGGGCGATCAGCGCGGTTTTCTCGCCAATCTTTACCCCTGGCACCTCACTGGCCTGGGTATAGCCTTTCGCCTTGAGCTGGCCCGCCAGCTTGGCCAGGTCGAGATTGATTTCCGCCACGCTGGCCACCAGGGCCGCGCCCAATGTATCCGCATCAATATCGGGCGGAATGCTGCGCCGCGCCTGGAAGTCTGCCAGGCTCAAATCCGGCCAAAATCCATCATTGGTTAACGTCGCATCCTGGTAATCCGTTGGCTTGCCGTTAAACATCGTTATTACTCCGAAAAAAAGCGGGCAGACCGGTTTCCATAGCACATCGCACCAAGGTGCCTTGCCTCCACCGCGCCCGCTTTGGCTTGCGGTAGTCTTTTATTCTTTTTCCAACGCCCGCAACCGGGCTGCAATCCGCTGACGCTGCGTCTTTACGCCTGCCCCTCTTGGGTTAAAGGCGTGGGCCTGGGCCAATAACTCATCTGCCTGGCGCAGCGTTTCCACATCCTCCACGGCGCTGGCCAACGGTTGCCCATTGTCATCACGCAACAGCATTAACCCCGCGAACTTGAACCACTTGGCGCTGATTTCCTCATGCAACCGCCAGTTATCCCGCACGTTGGCAAAGGTGCGGGAAAAATACGGCTCCAGGGGATTGCCCCGGCTGGCCTCTTCTTCCGCCCAGGCCAGCACCGTATCCGCCACGAACGCGGCAAAACTGCGCTTTAGCCTATCCGGCGTCTGCTGGCGTTGGTCGATCGCCAGATCAGCCCAATCTAATGCCTTGTCAAAATCCCCCACATCGAACAACCAGATCACACACCAGGCAAAAATGGGATTGGCATACACCTCCCCTTCCGCCAGGTACGTTTCCACTGTGGGTAGCCAGCGTGGCAACAACTCATCGCGTTTCATGGCGATACGGTCAATCGTGCGCGGCTCCTCACGTAACCGGCTGATATCACGCTCCATCGCCCTCACCTGAATGTGCAAGCTGTCCCACCCGGCCAGCGCCTGTTGGTGGTCTAGTTTGCGTTCAGCCTGAATACGGGCCGTATGGCGTTGCGCGGGAGACAGTGACATAGCGGATCACTCCCCTTTTGGCTCTGCGACCTTACCGATCGTTACGGCGCTTTCATCAAAGGAAGCGTACATTTCCGGGTATTCCACGGCGTAACCTTCGTTGCGCAGGTACTTGTTTTCGTACTGCTTGCGGTCTTCCACAAACTCCGCCTTACGCTGTCGGGTACGGCGCTGGGTGTAGAGGTGAAGGTTGCTCAGCGGTGTAACCACCATCCGCTTGCCCGGCATGAACGGTGGCACAATGGCCGGACGGCCAGCCAGGGACGTGCCTAGCATCTGTGCGGCGATTTTTTCCGATGGGCGATCCGCAGCCTGATATAAGCGGTGTTGCTCCGCAGCCACCAGGTCAGCACCAACCAGCACAACTAAACGCGGGTCAGTACGGAACTGCGCCGGGATTTTGCTGTTGACCAGGTCGGACGCCATGGCATCCAATGACACATAATCCCCACCCTCACCCAGCACCACCGCATCAGTGATAATCTGATTTTCGTCGTAATTCTTAACGAACTGTTGCCAGCCAATGTTGACATCCTCGCCATTCGGGGACGCTTCTGGATCGGTACTTTTCGCCACAGAGGTGCCGTTAAAACCGATACGCAACATGTCCAGGGCAAAGGATTGGTTGGTAAAATCCTGCATTTTTTGGAAAAACTCGTTTTCGCTCCCGGCATTGGCCCAGGCAGACAACATGGCCCAGGTCAGCGCCGCGCCTGAATCGGTTTCCGAAAGCTTGTACTCCAGGCCATCAACACCGGTTTTACGGATAAAACGCCCACCCTCTTTACGTCCGGTAAAGATGCCCGGATTGCCCACGTTCACCACCTGGCCGGTGAGCTGGTCTACATCAAGGCAGGTGATCATGGAAAGGAAATCCACAGACTCCAGCAGCGCAGAGCGCAATGCAGTTTCTTTTGGCTCAGTCAGCGAGAAATAACGCTCAACAGAATCCTGTTCGTATTCCACACGCAAACCAACGCTATACGCGTTTAATAAATCACGCGCACGTTCATTTAAAAACATAAATACCCCTCACCCACAGGATGAATAATAATAAATTGCTATTAACCTGGTGAATTACAGGAATTTAAACTTGCGATCGTCGCCTTTTGGATTGCGATTTGGCAATTTAGAAACAGCCTTATCCAATTTACTAAAATTCTTCACGATACCGCCGATATTATCGCGCAGGGTTTTAAATTCCTGGGTGTCCACCACTTCTTTTACGGTTTCCACATCGGCCTGAACTTCTTCAACCGCTGTTTCGGTTTCTGCTGCTTGACCTTCCAATGCAGTCAGACGCGTTTCAAACCCGGCCAGGGCTTCCGCCAACGCCTGCAATTTATCGCCATCCTCCGGGATTTCCGGCTGCGGCTGTTCCTCCTCAATGGAAAACATGCTGCGCCAGCCTTTCTTTTTATCACCTGCCATTCTTTTGCCCTCTTTAATTTCTTTAACTTCATCAAAAACTAACGGCTTTAATGCGCCATAACGTTTATTTTTCCTGCGCTTACTAAAACGCATCCGTTCGGTGTAAACGCTAGCCGGTTCATCAGTAACGCCCAGACCTTCCAAGTAACTTTTGCCTGTCCCGCGAAAATTGCCATCAGGCGTAAACTCTGCCGAGCAGAAGAGCAATTGCCCCTCGGCATTGGCCTGCATCAGTGAGAGATTGGGGCATAACCTTGCATACAGTCGCATCACCCCATCATCACCCTCCTGACACATCAACTCTAAGACCTCCCCCCGATTACCGTAATTACGGGAGTGCTCCGGCCATAAAAGTGCCGTATACAAATTAGGGTCATAAAGTTCTACAGAGTCAGTGATCCATTCTCTTTTAATGTCACGTCCGTCTACTGTCTCACCTTCTGCGCAAACACAAATCCAGTTTGTCATTAAGTGCGAATCTGACATAAACCCTGCTTTCAACATCGTGTTTGTTTCGACAGATGCAGTATCGCCAATTAATTCACGCCCCGCACGGCCTTAATCTCTTATACATTCGGATAAGCCCCTTAACCGAACATATACACTATTTATCCAACGTCAACGAAAAATAAAGGCCGCATAATTGGCCTATGGCTAAATACTCAGACGAACTTATTGGCGTTGCGCGTTCACTCTATTTAAGACACTGGACGCCCAAAGAGATCGCCACCGAACTTAATCTGCCGAATGCGCGGATTATTTACTATTGGGCAAATAAGTGGAACTGGGCAGACATGCTCAGCCACGAAAGTATTGAGGAGGCAATCAACCGCCGCATTCTGGTATTAACCCACCGCGACGGCAAAACAGAACTGGAACATAAAGAGCTTGATAATCTGATTGCGCACCATTGCAAACTGCGTATTCAACAAGCCAAACATGCAGAAAAACTCGCGGCCATCTCCGCCCAGGGAAATGGTGAATATTCCGCTGCCGGTGACTTCGACCAGGACGGGGGCAAGAAAAAACGCAAATACCGCAAAAATGATATTTCCAGCCTAAGCCAAAAAGATTTTGAAGCTTTCGCGGATGAACATCTTTTCGGCTACCAAAAACACCTGCGGCTGAACCTGACCCAGCAAATCCGCAACATCCTGAAAAGCCGCCAGATTGGTGCCACCTGGTATTTTGCGTTTGAAGCCTTTGAAAACGCCGTACTGACGGGCGATCCGCAAATCTTTCTATCGGCATCACGCCCCCAGGCCGAGGTATTCCGCTCGTACATCGTCAACATCGCAGAGCAGTATTTTGGCGTGACGCTGACCGGCAACCCGATCCGTTTGAGCAACGGCGCAGAGCTGCGTTTTCTGTCCACCAACTCCAATACAGCCCAGTCCTACAGCGGCCACTTGTATGTGGATGAATACTTTTGGATCCAGAACTTTGCGCGGCTGAATGAGGTGGCCAGCGCCATGGCCACACACGACAAATGGCGTACCACTTACTTTTCTACGCCCAGCAGCAAAACACACCAGGCTTACCCGTTCTGGACAGGGGAAGAATGGAAACGCGGCGATGCCAAGCGCAAGAAAGTGGATTTCCCGACGTTCGACGCGATGCGCTACGGCGGGCAACTTTGCCCCGATGGGCAATGGCGCTATGTCATCACCATGGAAGATGCGATCGCGGCTGGGTTTAACCTGGCCAGCATCGACAAGCTGCGCAACAAGTACAACCGCGACACCTTCAACATGCTCTATATGTGCGTGTTTGTGGACAGCGGCAACAGCGTTTTCCGCTTCAATGACCTGGAACGTTGCGGCGTCGAGATATCGCTATGGCAAGATCATGACCCGACCGCAGCACGGCCATTTGGCAACAGGGAGGTATGGGCCGGATTTGACCCAGCCCGCTCTGGTGACACATCCACCTTTGTGATTATCGCCCCGCCGCTCTATGACGGCGAATGCTTCCGCATCCTGGCCACGTTCTACTGGCAAGGGATGAACTGGAAGCACCAGGCCAACCAAATAAAAGAGCTGTTTGGACGCTACAACATGACGCACATCGGGATCGACATTACCGGCATCGGCAGCGGCGTGTTTGAAATGGTGCAGGGCTTTGCCATGCGCCAGACGGTGGCCATCCATTACGGACTGGAAACCAAGACGCGCCTAATACTGAAACTCGTTGATGTGGTGGAAGGTCAGCGGATCGAATGGGACGCCGAACAGAAAGAGATCCCGGCCAGCTTCCTGGCCATCCGGCGCACCAGTACCAAAAAAGGCAACAGCATGACCTTTGTTGCAGATCGCACCCTGGAAACAGGCCACGCAGACGTGGCTTTTGCCATCGCCCACGCCGTGGACAACGAACCGCTCAATTATGAGAACCAACGCAAATCAACCTGGAAAACGAGTAAGGCCGCATGAAAAAGAACAAGCAACGCCAGCGCCGTGCAGCGGCACACCACCAACGTGCCGCCACAACCAGCCCAGCGCGTAAAATGAGTATTGTCTCATTGGGGAAACCGGAACCCGTATTGACCACCGGCACCGATTATAAAGATATCTGGTACGACAACGATTTTGACCACTACACGCAGCCCATTGACCGCCTGGCCCTGGCGCAGCTCGTTAACCTAAACGGCCAGCATGGTGGCATTCTCTATGCGCGCCACAATATGGTTTGTGCGGATTATCTGGGCGGTGGCTTACCCCACCAAGCGTTGAAAGGCGGCGTCTTTGACTATTTTACTTTTGGCGATCTGGCCATTGCAAAAATCCGGAACGGCTGGGGTGATGTGATGGGCCTCGCCCCGCTGCCGTCGCTTTATACCCGCATCCGTAAAGATGATTCCTTTGTTGTACTGCAAAAGGGGGAACCACTGGAGTTTGCCCCAGAAGATGTGATTTTTTTGCGTATGTATGACCCGCAGCAGCAAGTTTATGGTCTGCCGGACTACATCGGCGGCATCCACTCCGCGCTGCTGAACAGTGAGGCGACCATTTTCCGCCGGCGCTACTACCACAACGGCGCGCACACAGGCGGCATTATCTACACCAACGACCCGAATTTAAGCACCGAGGTAGAAGATGAAATCGTGCAGAGCCTGGAGCAGAGCAAAGGGATCGGTAATTTCAGTACGCTGTTTGTGAACATCCCGAAAGGCGACCCGGACGGGATTAAATTTATCCCGATCGGTGATATCAGCGCCAATGATGAGTTTGCGAACGTGAAGAATATCAGCGCCCAGGACGTTTTGGCGGCGCATCGCTTCCCGGCTGGCTTGGCGGGGATTATTCCCGGTAACACAGGGGGTTTAGGCGACCCCGGAAAGGCCCGCGATACCTACCGCCAAGATGAGGTTATCCCGGTTCAACGCATGATTATGGATGCCATTAACAGCGATCCCGATGTGCCAGCGCACCTACATCTAAAATTTAACCTGGATATGCCACAATCGGGTGCGTTATGAACCGAAAAACGTTAAAATTCCAGAAGTTTGCCACTTTTGGAGCCAGAAACATGCGCGTGATGAAAGTCTTATGCACGGAATGCGGCGCTAACGCGATTATCAGAAAAACGGCCCGTAAACACCGCCAGATTTCAGACCTGTATTGCGCCTGTTCTGATGTGGAGTGTGGCCACACTTTTGTAATGAATGTAACCTTTTCCCATACTCTTAGCCCTAGCGCTAAAACCGGGGATAAATTGCTAAAAACCGTTGTTGAGGGTATGAACCCAAAACAACGGCAAATGATGTTAGATTTATTGCAGGGAGCTGCCTCCGCCGCCTGATTTAACGCCTCCACCCTGGGGGCGTTTTTGTATCTGCTTTTCAACGTCTGCGGCCAGTGAACTGGTCATTTCAGAAATCCAAGATAAAGCCAAATCCCGATCGCAATTGCTGCAACGCCCATTTGCGACCAATCGCGCCACCAATTCAATACGCTGTATGGCCAGCGACTCAAAGAAAAAATCAGGCACAACTCCCCCCTTTATCGTTATTGAGGTTAAATCAATTAATACTGTTTATTTATACAGTATACGGATTCTTTAGCAAAATGCATAATTTAAAGTTATCCATTCCAGCCTGGCCACAGCTCACACGCCGGATTGTGCCCCACTTCCTCCAGGCGTCCATTACGGAGTTTTAGCCGGCGTTCGCCGTAAATAACCAGGCTGCTGCCCCTTTTGAGTATCGAAATTTCATACTCATCACCCGCAAAACCACGGCGTTGTAATTCCCTCGATAATCGTCGCCACTCGTCTGGCGTACAGTTATTGACAGAACTCCAAGGGGCGGCGGTGCCGCCAGGTAAACCGGCCTGCGCTACGCTTTCGGCCAACTTCGGAACAATCGTCCACTTAACCAATCGGGTGCATACCGCAGACTGATCACCTAAACGCGGCGAATAGATACCGGTGATCCGTTGCACGTCCTCGGCGTACACGTTGCCCTGCTCGGTGATTTCATACGCCAGGCGCACGGTTAAGTGCTTACGCGCCACCAATGGCCCGCCCTGAAATTCGGTATAGGCTGACCAGTTGCCCACATCGGCAGCAAAGCGGACGTTATCCATATCTTGATCGGGAAGGATTTGCCCTTCACCCGGCAAACGCCGCAGCTCGCGCCAGACGGTGACGGGTGCGCCACCAATCTGTTGAAACTGACGGATACGCCAGCGGCTAGCCCAGGCGTTCACCGCCTTGGCCATATCTTTTAGGCTCTGCCCGGTTTCGTCGTCGGTATCCCCGTCCAGGGCGTAACCGTCGATATTTTTCGAAATGTACTTCGCTATGTACCCCGTTGCGCTCCCCTTGGCCGGATCGATAGGCTCAACATGGAAACGGGCTTTCAACGCCTTGGCGCTCTGGAGTTCCTCGGAATCCTCCAGGCGGGCGTGATAGCAAAGAATATCGCGCACCTGGTCAACGTCCTGCGGCAGCATAAATAGCAGCATGTGCCAGTGCGGGGTGCCATCGTGATGCGGTTCAACCACACGGAAGCCAAAAACATGAATGCCGGCGCGGGAGATCGCCGCCCGCACCTTGGCCCAAACACCGCAAAGATACTGCTGCGTTTGGCGGGGGCTAGCACCATTCCACTGGGCGACAAAACCACCGCCGCTATGCACCGCATGGTATTTTGACGGGGCCGTAATAGTGTAAAACTCCCCTACACAGCCCATTTCCTTGGCCAAGTCCTCAAAACCTCGCATTCTCACCATTAGCTCACATCTCCTTATCGCAGGATTGGCATTGCTGCCGTTTACCATATCGGCCAGCGACACCCGATCGCCGTCCTCGTTTTCCAACTCAAACGTTTTGAAAAATTCGCGGTTGCGTTTCTTCTGCTCTATCCACTCGCCCAGGGTTGAGCGGCTCACGTAAGCCGATGCGGCCTTTTGCACCTGCCCCACCGCAATGGCCATGTGCTCACGGATCAGATCACGGCGGCGTTTCAATCGCCCGCGCCACCACTCTGGGGCCATCATGCGTAATAGCCCGGACTCCAGTTGGCGCACCGTAATGCCACGGCGGCTGTGGTATGCCTGCCAGTAAGGTGGCTCGGTGCCCACCTCCAAACACAACCCCGCCAGGTTGCGATAGGTGGCATAGGCTCGCTGGGCTAACTCTTTGCTATCGCTGGTCTGGTCGGTGTAAGTGCGATCGATAAAGTCAGCAAAGCTGGCAGACAGGAAATCCGCCACGCGGTGGGATAGGCTGCGCAACTCATCGCGGCCCAACGTGGGCAACCGTTCTAGATCATCATTGAAGGGGAAAGGCAGAAAACCCGCTGTATGGAAGCGGGTTTGGTATTGCGCGGTAACTTGCTGTAGACGCGGCAATATATTCTCGCCCACCGTAGTGCGCAAAAATGCATTGGCGCGGCGTCGGCCCGACTCGCCTTTTTTGAAAAGCTGCTCGTAACGGCGACCAAAGTAGCCAGCCAGGTAATCCGGCATTTCGCCCAGGTACTGACTGCGCCACTTGTGATCGGTTTTGTCCAACTGCCACAACTGGCGCTCGGTGATGCTGATATCATCCGGCGCACCAGGTGCGAACTGCTCACGCTGCCAACGTTGGGCAGCGTGATAATCACCGTTTCTTTCCTGTAGAGGGAGTGGGGTCACACTGTTCCTTAATCGTAATGTTGATTTTCAGGGCGTTGCGCGGCCTCTTTATCAGCCTCCCGCCCTATCCACACCCACACGGCACAAAAACCACCCATCAGCAGCATCCAGGACATACCAACCCCTGGTTTTTCCAGTTCTCTGCGTCTTGGCGCAGCAGCTCCACAATCTCCACAGCGGATAACTCTTTGGTAGCCACATCTGTGGCCAGGCGATCTAAGTGACCGGAAAACTTCACAGCGGCATCCGCGTGGGCCTCACGGCGGGCCAGGTTAAGCGCGTGTTCGAATGAGGCTGCGGCAGCTCGGTTACTCATGTTTTGGCCGATAGTTGGCATCGTGCTTACTCCGTTTTAGGCAAAAGCAATCCCTGGCCACCAGGTGGAAGCCATGGGAATTCGGGTTATTTGGGTATTAGTGAAGGTGGTTTGTTGCCTTGCCGGCTACAGCGTGGTTAAGCCCTGGTAATCCGTGGATCTCAAAAGTGGCTTGCCACCATTGGAGGATCAGCGCAGTAATGCTGCCCTGGCCCAACAGGCCCGCAACAAAGAAAATTGCTCGAATGGATGCCAGCGTCTCGGCCTGCTCTTTGCTGCTTTCGGCCTCGCGGTATGCCCGACACCAGAACGCCGTA